TTCGGCAGAAGTAAGTAAAGAAAGGATAGTTATGAATAATAACGTTGACTTGTTATCTCCATTTCCACAAGAGCTTGTAAAGAAAGCTCCTGCTGGTAAGTTCGGAGATTACGTACCACATGCTAACTATGTAGAAAGACTACGTGATAGCGGTGTTAAATACTCCTGGTCATGTGAACCTGTATACGGTACACACAACGGAGAGAAAAGAATAGTCGGTGCTAAAGGTACTATTATCATAGAAGATATGGGTAGTTACGATGGCTTCGGTGACGTTGATACCTTTAAGCTTGGCAATGCTAAGTTCAATGACGGTAACAATCTTAAAGACGCAGAGTCTGATGCATTTAAACGTGCATGTATGCGCTTTGGTTTAGGTGTAGAGCTATGGTCTGGTAGTAAACAGACTGAAGAAGAGGCTACGTCTATAGCACCTGATGGTTACACTCAGGAACAAGCTGACAAAGACGCTATGGTAGAGACTACTGTCAAGCTAGACATGCGTAAGAAAGAAAACAAGATATCACCTGAAGACAAGGCTGCACATGCAGCTATCATGGACAGTATCCTAGGTACTGAAGAATGAGTCAGGATGTAACCTTTATATCAGAAACTGTTAGTGCAATGACTGCTAACATAGATTCAAAAGAAACTCTAGTCAAGATACTAGGTTCAGCAAATCAATATGCAGAACTTAAAAAGTATCCTAAAGACAAGACAACATGGACAGATGAACAATTAGAGACTTGGTTTAATTACATCGAGAAACTAACTGATATGCCTACTGTTGTTACAGATGAGTCCTTTGAACAGATGTCAATAGAACAGAAGTTAGAGTCTGTTGGCATAGAAATAGAAAGTAAAGAGCCAGGTGTACAACCAGCTGGTGACATGCTAGGAGGAGTTGTTAACAAAATGGAACAACAAAACAAATACAGAGATGACCTTACATGTCCTTTCTGTAAACAAATGGTATACGATAATCGTAATAGTAAAAAGTCAGAGAAAAGTCCAGACTTTACCTGCAGTACTAATGACCCTGTAATATGCGGAGGACATAGTGGTAAGTGGCGTAAGTCTTGGTGGCTTGATAACTCAGACATACCAAAAGAGTGGAACTTAGATGGGGAAGTCAAGACAGCACCCAACAATGCTGGCGATGACTTACCAACAGCATTCTAAGGAAAGGAAATATAATGATACCTAGTACATTTAGAGGGGTACTTGTACCCGCATATGTAAAAAGTAAAACTCAGTTAGTAGCATGGGCATTAGAAGAGTTTATGGACTCTGACCCTATAACTAACTGGGAGTTTGTAAGAGAGTTATACTGTCATAGATTTGGTGGGATACTCTTTAACTTAAGAGCAGAAGGTTATGAAATAACTACGCTTAAAACTAAGACTAAGGGACTTGTCAGTTATTACTGCACTAAAGTACCTACGAGAACTACCATTAGCTAATGATAGAATTGTTAGTCGGATGTTTGTTTCCCATAATGCTAACACCTGACAGCTTAACTGAGTATCGTGAGTGCCAAGAAACAAAGTATATGGTGTACAATGTGGAAGAGTGGTTGCCCACGATACAAAGTTATTTTAAGGAGAAAGACATCCTGCGTGCTTTAGGGATTATACATTGCGAAAGTAGTGGTAGACCTACAGTGATAGGGAATAACTCTAACGGGACAAAGGATGTTGGACTCTGGCAATTTAATGACAACACTTGGACTTGGTTAAAATCTAAGCTTGGTATAATAGGAGAACGAACAAATCCAGAAGTTGCTACAAGATACGCAGCTTGGCTAGTCTACAATGACGGCTGGCATCATTGGAATAGTAGTAAACATTGTTGGAAAGGAACTGATAATGAAATGTTGTGGAGCAATACTAACAGTATGCAAAGTTAATTACGTTGCTTACTGCGATTACTGCCAAAAGAATTATGGTGACATAGATGACTTGGCGTAATACACATAAAGAATTTCGTAGACAGATAAATAATATATTGAATCTTACTTGTGACTTGTGTGGCATAAGTTATACAACCACATTTGATTTAGTATCTTATTGTAATAATTGTATTGAAAGATTGGAAGTAGAAATGAATGATATAGATGAGTGAGAAACAAAAAATAGATATGGAAAATATAAATATCTTTAATCACCCACGTTACATGAAAGTGTGGGCGCAAAGATTTAGTAAAGCATGTGGTAGTGATACGTTCAATGTAGCACCAGACACAATAGCTTTAAGGTACTTGATGGAAAAATTTGTAAAAGATTACAATCATCACTTAACACAATTAGAGGAGGAATAACTATGGGAAATACATTTAAAGCATTTGCATCTAAAGAAGCTAGACAAGATGCAGTAGATATGACAGCTAAAGAAAAGTTTAGAGCTTGGACAAAGCTTAAAGAAAGTTTAGCAGCACAAGCAACAGAGTTTGGTGGCAGAAGGTTGCTAGGTCTAACAGATAAAGGTAATGCTATATGGGCGCAGTACTATATAGATAAAGAAACACTTGACATGAAAGTATCTTTAACACATGACATAGAGACTATACGTAAGTCTAAGCTATGCCCTAGGAGAGTAACACTAGCAAGAGGTGAGAACCTTAAAGACTTAGACCATGCTATGCGACCTAAGACAGCTAAAGATTTAGGAGAAGTTACATTAAATACATTACGTTATATAGATAAACTGTTCGGTATGGCTGATGCAGGCATAGGAAAAGTAAAAGGTAAGTGTAGTACACAACTCTTTATGATGATATCTAATACAATATATGAGGGTTCATCAGAGATAGACAAGTTTAGATGGCAAGATGTAATGAAGACATGGGACCTACCTTCAGGTAAGTACTTCACTGTATATGGATAACGCACCTACATATAGACCATTACCTAAATACCTTACAATACAACCAAGTAAGATAGAAGGATTAGGTCTGTTTACTATCAGGGCTATACGTGATTTAGAAACAAGTATAGGTGTAACGCATGTTTTTATAGATGACAAAGGACAGGTAATACGTACACCATTAGGCGGGTTTATTAACCATAGCGACAATCCTAATTGTGAAGTTAAACGTTTGCATGGTACATATGTCAATCATTTATTTCCATTGCGACCTATTAAAGCTAATGAAGAAATCACACTTAAATATAGTATGTATAGTATTGATGGATAACTTATCAGATATGAGGGAAGCTGCTCTAGAAAGGGCAGGAGGACGCTGTGAGTGGGCTAATTGTAACGATAACAAATGGTTAGAGCTAGCACATATACATGGTATAGGAATGGGCGGTAACAAGAAACGTAAATTTAGTATGGATAATGTAGCTATGTTATGTAAATGGCATCACGATGTATACGATGGACGACAACAGAAGGGTTCCTCAGTTGCTTATAGAGATTTATTACAGGGTTTTTTAAAAAGAAAGTATGTGGACTAAACTGCGGACGTTACTTGTCGAAGTAAAGTTTCTTTAATCCAGTGTTATATTTCTTAGCTAACTTATATTGAGCGTTACTTGTTTTAACTTTACGTTGTTGATATTGTTTAGCATCTTTAGTAGGAAAGCCTGCTTCACTACCAAATGAACCTATAAGTTTACCCATTTGTTTAGCATCATCATATGCTTTACTGCTTTTATTAATAGCTTTATCTCTAAGAGCAGTATGTTGTTTCATACGTTTGTTTAGTTCATTACGTCCAAGACCTTTGTGTCCTGCACCAACACCATAACTTTTATCCATTAGATTTTTTTGTAGCTTTTTTATATTTATAATCAGATTGTTTTTTAAGATTACTTTTTATGTTCTTAGGACCGTTTAATTTGCTACCAATGTTATCAGTATTTCTATCTTCCCAAGTTTTTATATCAGTTGGTTTAATAGTACCTGTTGCTATTCTGTAATCACCTGTAGGTAATGGTTCATCTAAATGGTCTTTCCAACCTTCAAAAGTAATTGCTTTAGCTCCTATACGACCACCACTCATACCACGAGTAACTTTTTCTGTTTGATTTAATGACATGTTATCACCATAATAACCACCATACTTACCTGCACCTTCTATACGTTTAATATTTCCAGGCATATTACTTACTCGCTGGTTTTGCTTTAGGTCCAATTTGTTTTTTAGCAAACTCTTTAACTACTACTAATGCAGCAGCTCCACCAGATAAAGCAGCTAATTGTACAGCGTTAGCGTCAACACCTACTAATGGTGCAACAGTTAGCGCAGATATAAATGCTTCTACAAATGTCCAGACAGTTTTACTTAATACATCTTTGTATTCTTGGCTCATCTTATAACTCCATGATTCAGACCAAGGTGTCCACGCTACATCTTTTTTAAATGTACCATCCTGGTTACGTTTTCTTTTAT